AAAACAACAATTATGAGTACCGACAAAGATTTTTTACAATTGGTTAGTGACAGAATTTCGGTTTGGTCGCCGACAAAAAAGAAACTATACAATCCTGAAAAAGTATTAGAAGAATACAAGGTTACATCACGGAATTTATTGTTGAGTAGAATTTTTGAAGGTGACCAATCTGATAATATCAAAGGTGTTATGGGAATCGGAGTCAAAACACTTTTGAAAAACTTTCCACAATTAGCAGATGAGAATGTTGTGATGAGTCGTGATGAAGTTATTAAGGAAGCACAAAAACATGAAGGTGACAGATTTTACGACTTGATAAATAATGATGTAGATACCATACATTTGAACCATAGACTTATGCAACTTCAAGAGGTTGACATAAGTGGAAACGCTAAATTAAAAGTTAACAACATAGTGAACGGAAAAATACCTGAATTATCTAAACCCAATTTCCAAAAAATGTTTATTGAAGACCGAATGTTTGGTGCACTACCAAACATGGATAGTTGGATAATGCAAACTTGGACGAAATTAAATAGATTCGCGAAGATTAACAATGGGACGAAAGCGTAAATATTATTCTGAAGAGGAGAGGAAGGATGCCCAACGAAAATGGCAAATGGAACATTATCAACGCAATAAAGATAAGATTTTGAAGAAGGCCCGTGATAATTACAAGAAGAAGAAACGAGAAAAGATTAGACAAAATAGAGGCAAGAGTATCTATGGTGACCAATAATGAGTGAACAAAACACTTTACTTAAATTCGGACACAAATTCCAAACTAAAATTATTTCATCCCTATTGGGTGAGAAGGTTTTTTTACAGACCATTTGTGATATATTAGAACCTGAATATTTTGATGCTGATTCTAATAAATGGATATCACAAACCATCAGAGAATATTTCTTTGAGTACAAAACCGCACCAACACTTGAAGTGATGAAGGTCAAGATAGATGATATAGAAAATGACATACTCAAGGTTGCTGTAGTTGATGGATTGAAAGAAAGTTGGAGATTGATTCAGAGTACAGACTTGAAATTCGTACAAGAACAAACCTTAGAGTTTTGTAGGAATCAAGTTATTAAGGCTGCTATATTAGAGAGTGTGGATTTATTGGAAGTTGGACAATACGATGAGATAAAAAAGATGGTAGATGAGGCGATGAAAGCTGGTACTGAACGAGATTTAGGACATGACTATATCGATGGTATTGAAGAAAGACTTACAAAATCCTCAAGAGAAACCGTAAAAACAGGTTGGGACCCGATTGATGATTTGATGGATGGTGGATTAGGTGGTGGAGAACTCGGTGTTGTTGTAGCTCCAGCTGGTATTGGTAAGACTTGGTGTCTTCAGAGTATGGGAGCATCAGCTCTAAAACGAGGTTTAAATGTTGTTCATTATACATTAGAGTTAAATCAAAACTATGTTGGATTACGATACGACACTATAATTAGTGGAGTACCGACAGCTAACATTAAGTTCTATCAAGATGATGTGAAGAAAAAGATAGATGCTCTTAAAGGTACATTACTTATTAAATACTTCCCAACCAAAAGTGCTACAGTTCAAACTCTAGCCGCTCATCTGAGTCAAATAGAAATACAAGGTACAAAACCTGATTTGGTATTGGTTGATTACGCTGATATTTTAAAGGGTATGGGTAGTGAAAAGAGGCATGTATTGGAAAATATTTATGAAGATTTAAGAGGTTTGGCTGGTGAAATAGAATGTCCAATATGGACAGCTTCACAGGCTAATCGTAGTTCGTTGGAAGAGGATGTAATTGACGCTACAAAAGTTGCTGAAGCTTATTCAAAAGTAATGATAGCAGATTTTGTGGTATCGGTTAGTAGAAAAGTAGAAGACAAGATAGCCAATACAGGTAGATTTCATGTGATTAAAAATAGATTTGGGCCAGATGGTGTGACCTATCCATCACAGATAAATACAAATATTGGTAAAATTGAAGTATTTGAGTCCACTTCAAGTGGTGGTATAGATAGTCAAGGTAAAATGGATAACTCACAAGAGTTTATGAGAAAAACCTTGGCAGAAAAGAAAAAAATATTTGAAAAAGACTTAGATGGCTTCGAATAGAATGGCATATATATTATATTTAATTATGGTCGGGTTATACGGCGTTATAGAAAATAATTTTAGATTAAGGGAGTGTAATGGAAAAATTTCAGTTATCGGATAATTTTATAAATAAGTACAAACGGAGAAAGGCTCCCTTTGGTTTTAATGGTTTAGGTGAATTAGTTTATATGAGAACCTATTCAAGAATAAAAGAGAATGGAAAAAATGAAAGATGGTGGGAAACCGTACAACGAGTTGTTGAGGGAACCTACACTATGCAAAAGAATTGGATTGAATCACACCAATTAGGGTGGAATGCGTGGCAAGCTCAAAAGAGTGCTCAAGATATGTATGAGCGTATATTTACTATGAAGTTTTTGCCTCCTGGACGCGGTCTGTGGGCTATGGGAACACCAGTCACAGAGGAAAAAGGTTTATATGCCGCCCTAAACAATTGTGCATTTGTATCAACAAAAACACTAAAAGAAGACTATGCTAAACCATTTTGTTTCCTTATGGATGCAAGTATGTTGGGTGTAGGAGTTGGATTTGATACAAAAGGTGCTGGGGAAATAGTAGTAAAGGGAGTGGACAAGGATAGAGACCCACAAACTTTTCAAATACCTGACACGAGAGAAGGTTGGGTAGAATCTGTTAAACTACTTTTGGAAAGTCACTTTCATGGTCAAGCACCAGTAGAGTTTGATTACTCTATAGTAAGACCAGCTGGAGTACCAATCAAAGGTTTTGGTGGTGTTTCGAGTGGTCCTGAACCATTACAAGAGGTTCACGAAAGTATCACTTCTGTTCTTGAAAGGAATAGTGGGGAACCAATTACAATAACAACCATCGTAGATATTATGAATCTAATCGGTAAGTGTGTTGTTGCAGGTAATGTAAGAAGAACTGCTGAGATTGTATTTGGTGAACCTGATAACGAAGAATATTTAGATTTAAAGAATTATAAAGTAAATCCACATCGTGACCAATATGGTTGGACTTCAAACAATTCAATATTTGCTGAGTTAGGTATGGATTATACAGAAGCCTCAAAGAGAATCATAGATAATGGTGAACCAGGATTTGCATGGTTAGAGAATATGAGAGCGTATTCTCGTATGAAGAATGGTGGAGACAATAAAGACCATAGAGCTATGGGTGGTAATCCTTGTTTAGAACAAACATTAGAAAGTTACGAATTATGTTGTTTGGTAGAAACATTTCCTGACAATCACGATGACTTAGAAGATTACAAAAGAACACTCAAATATGCTTATCTTTATGCAAAATCAGTTACATTAGGTAAGACTCATTGGAGTGATACAAACCGAGTAATGTTGAGAAACAGAAGAATCGGATGTAGTGTAAGTGGAGTAGCACAATTCATAACCAATCGTGGAATTGACACATTGAAGGATTGGTTAGAAGAAGGATATGATACAATACAAGAATGGGACAAAATGTACTCTGATTGGTTTGCTATTCCAAAGTCAATCAAGACTACAAGTGTTAAACCAAGTGGAACAGTTTCACTATTAGCAGGTGCTACACCAGGATTACATTATCCTGAATCAAGATTTTACACAAGAAGAATTAGGGTTTCGAAACATTCGGAACTATTAGAACCTATGAAAAAGGCTGGATATGTAGTAGAACCAGCTTTCGGTTCAGAAGACACAACAATGGTTGTTGAAGTTCCTGTAGATGTCGGAGAAGGAATAAGAACTGTTGGTGAATTATCCATATGGGAACAATTCAGTTTAGCAGCTTTTATGCAAAGACATTGGGCAGACAACCAAGTAAGTTGTACGGTTACATTTAATCCTGAAAAGGAAGGTAAGGAGATACCACAAGTATTGAATTACTTTCAATATCATTTAAAGGGTATTAGTTTATTACCAAGACATGACTTTGGAGCATATCCACAAATGCCATATGAGTCTATTGATGAGAAAACATATAATAAACAAGTTAAAAAACTTGGTAAACTTACCTTTGGTGTTATCAGTAATGAGGAAGCCAACATAGAAAAATTCTGTGATGGTGACTTCTGTGATGTAGAAGAATTTCCTGATGTTGATGACCAAGATACCACGAATGGATAACAAAATTTCACATACAAAAAAGCGGACAGGCAGACGACACACCTGTAGAAAAATGTGTCATTCAATAACCAAACAAGGAGACGATTTATGAATAATCGCCTAATTACTTCTCTGTTTGCATTTATGATGCCGATTTTCCTACTGGGTCAATCAGTTATCGGTAATGTAAGTGGGGAAGGTCAACCACTTGTCGGAGCTAATGTTGTAATTGAAGGCACGGACTTAGGTGGGGTAACGGATAATAACGGAAACTTCCTTATTGATGTCCCTGCTGGAGATGCAGACATTACAGCTTCGTTTATCGGATACAAATCTCAAACTTTATCAGTTAAAGTTGGGGAAGAAGTAGCAAGTATTAATTTCGTTCTCGAACTTAATTCCTTGAAACTCTCTGATGTCGAAGTATTAGCATCAAGAGCCGATAAAAGTACACCTGTAGCTTACACTAATGTTAGTAAAGAAGAAATGGAAATCAGACTTGGTTCACAAGACATTCCAATGATTCTAAACACAACACCAAGTGTATACGCTACTCAACAAGGTGGAGGTGCGGGTGATGCCCGTATTAATGTAAGAGGTTTCAATCAACGAAATGTTGCGGTTATGATTAACGGAGTTCCCCAGAATGATATGGAGAACGGATGGGTTTATTGGTCTAATTGGGATGGAGTGGGTGACGCTACATCTTCAATTCAGATGCAAAGAGGTCTATCAGCTGTTAATCTAGCTACACCATCAATTGGTGGAACCATGAACATAATCACCGACCCTTCAGCAATGGAGAAAGGTGGTAAGTTCAAACAAGAAGTTGGTGAAGCTGGTTTCCTAAAAACAACTCTAAACTACAATACAGGCCTCATTAAAGATAAGCTAGCCTTGAGTGGAACCATCGTTAGAAAGACTGGTGATGGTCTTATCAATGGCACTTGGACAGACGCATGGGCATATTATGTCGGTGGTTCTTACGCCGTTAATAAGGATAATCGTTTTGAGTTATATGCAATAGGAGCACCACAGCGACACGGACAGAATCTATACAAACAGAATATCGCAACTTATTCACAGCAACTAGCTACAGATATTGGATGGGAAGATCCAGTAACGAATGAAGCTGGTGATGTTACGGCTAATGGTGTGGGTTACGACCCATCAGCTTTTGCTGTAGATGGTAAGTTCGAAACTGAAGCTGGTAGGTTCTTCAACCAAAATGTTGCCGATGTTAGTTCAGACTACAAAGGACAGCAGTATTGGTATATGTACGGAGCCCGTACAACTGATAGGTACAATCCTAACTTCCTAAATGAAAGAGAAAACTTCTTTCATAAACCATTGGTAAATCTAAACCATTTCTTAACTATCAATGATAAGACAAAACTTAGTTCTGTTTTATATTGGAGTGGTGGTTCAGGTGGTGGTACAGGAACTTATGGTAGTGTATCTCGTAAACCAGCAGTTGCTGTAGATTCACAAGGTGAGGATAACGCATGGTATGCAAGTTCACCTTGGATGTGGGATTGGAACGCTGAGATAGCTCAGAATTCTGATAACATAGATAGTGATTGGAGTGATACCGAAAATCGCTCAACTGGAATTCTTCGTAATTCAATCAATCGTCAAAACACCTATGGTTTAATTTCAAAGTTAAACTATGATGTATCAGACGAACTTGAAGTTCAAGTTGGTATTGATTGGAGAACAGCTGGTATAGAACACGCCCGTGAGGTTCGTGATTTATTAGGTGGAGACTACTATGTAGATTACGCCGATGATAACGCACCTGATGGTAAAGTTGTTAAGTTGGGTGATATTATCGCCTATCATAACGAAACTACAGTTGATTGGATTGGTGGATTTCTACAAGGTAACTATACAACAGAAAAACTCAACATTTATGGTATGGGTGGAGTATCTTCAATTGGATATTCTTACAACGACCATTTCGCTGTTGATTTTGAAACAGTTTCCTCAGACCCAATCACAACATTTCAAGTTAAAGGTGGAGCATCTTACAACTTAGACGATAGACTTTCAGCCTTCGTCAATAGTGGTTATGTTCAAAAACCACCAATTCTTGATAATGTAATCGATTACGATGGTAATGTATCAACAGATCCTGATAACGAAAAATTCACCTCTTTTGAAGTTGGTGGAGAGTATCGTAGTGAATTAGTCGCCGTTAAAGGTAGTTACTATAACACTAAATGGAACGATAGAAACCTTACCAAGTCAGTTGAAACTGGAGCAGGTGATTCAGGTGATACCGACATCATTTATCTAACT